TGAGCGATGCCGCCCGAGCCGAGCTGCTGGCCCGCCAGCGCGCCCGTTTTTTCGCGTCCGGCCTGATCGGCCAGTCGTCGCTCCTCTCCGCCGGCTATACCGGCTTCACCTCACAGTCGACCATGGGAGGCTGACATGGGTATGTCGTTCCTGAGACGCCCGAAGATGATGGCCCCGCCCGAACCGCAAGGCCCGACCAACGAGGAAATGCGTGCCGCCAAGCTGGCCGAGCAGGAGGCCGAGGAACGGCGCAAGGAGGCCGAACGCCTCAAGGCCGAGGAGGAGGCCCGCCTCAAAGCCCAGGCCGAAGCCGATGCCGAGAAGCTGGAAGAAGAAGCTCGCGCCCGCCGCCGCGGCCTGCGTGGTCTCAAGTCCCTCCTGTCGGGCGGCTATACCGGCTTTGAAGACACGCCATCCACCACACCCAATCTCGGGGGCTGACCATGTTGAACGAGAACCAAGTCAAGGCGCTGATCGAGCGTTTCAAGATCGCCAAGAAGCGCCGCCAGCTGTGGGAGCCGACCTGGCGCGAGTGCTTCGATTACACCATGCCGGGCCGCCAAGGGTTTGCAACCCGCAGTGCCGGCACGCGGGGCGACGATCTGATCTTTGACGAGACCGCCGTGGTCGGTGCGCCCGAGTTCGCCTCCCGCATGGTGCAGGGCATGACGCCCGACAACGTGCGCTGGTCCCGCCTCGAGGTTGCCCCCGCCATCCTCAAGGGTTTGGACGAGGAGAAGGCCGCCAAGGCACAAGGCGAGTTGGACGAGGTGACGGAGTACGTCTTCGAGATCATCCAGAACTCGAACTATCAGCAGGAGGCGCACGAATGTTTCCTCGACATCGGCGTCGGCACCGGCAACATGCTGATCGACGAGGGCGACCTCCTCGAGCCGATCCGCTTCAATGCCGTGCCGATGCACGAGGTCTATCTCGAGGAAGGCCCCTTTGGCCGTGTCGAGGGACGGTTCCGCTGTCGCAAGGTGGCGCACCGCAACATCAAGACGATCTGGCCCAACGCCACTCTCTCCGAGAAGCTCAAGAAGGAGATCGAGGAGAAGCCCGAGAAGGAGATTACCTTTATCGAGGCGACGGTGCGCGACCGTTCCGACGACACCCAGGAAGCCTACGATCACGTCGTCATCCACGAGAAGAACAAGGAGGCCATTCACGAAGACCGCTGGACCGGCACCGGCTCCTGCCCCTGGGTCAACCCGCGCTGGTCCAAGGCGGCGGGCGAAGTGTGGGGCCGGGGTCCGATCTACAACGCCCTGGCCGCCATCAAGACCGCCAACCTCACCGTGCAGCTGATTCTCGAGAACGCCGAGATGTCGATCGCCGGCATGTGGCAGGCCGACGACGATGGCGTGGTCAATCCCCACAACATCAATCTCGTGCCCGGCACCATCATCCCCCGCGCCGTGGGATCCACCGGCCTGACGCCCCTGGCGTCGCCGGGCGACTTCGACGTCGCCGAGCTCGTGCTCAGGGACCAGCGCCACAACATCAACAAAGCTTTATATAACGAGACGCTGGGGCGGCGTGAAGGCACGCCGATGTCGGCCACCGAGACCGCCGAGCGCATGGCCGAGTTGTCCCGCGTGTTGGGTTCGCCGTTCGGTCGCATGAAGATGGAGTACACCGATCCCATCGTTAAGCGCGTGATCTACATCCTCAAGAAGCAGGGCCGCATCGAACTGCCCACCATCGACGGCCGCGAGATCAAGATCCGTGCCGTCTCGCCCATGGTCCGGGCGCAGCGCAATGAAGACATTACGCAGCATGTCAATTTCGCCCAGGTCTCGAGCGAAATTCTCGGGCCGCAGGTCTTCCAGGCCAACGTCGACGGCGACAAGTTCATGGCCCGGCTGGGCGAGTGGTACGAGATCGGCTCGGATCTGTTCTTTACGCCCGACGAGAAGAAGAAGAACGCAGCCGAGGCTGGCGAGATCGCCGGTCAGGCCGCCGCCCAAGGCATGGACATCGGCGGCGATAACATAAGGAGCTTGTTGCCTTGAGAAAACCAGCAGGAACGCCCTCTCCGATTGACGGCGTGGTGAGAACGGCAGAGCAGGAGAAGGAACTGAACGAGGACATGGCCCAGGTCTTTCGCGGCGCGCAGGGCAAGGCCGTCCTCGATTATCTCAAATCGTTGACCCTCAACAATGTGGCGGGGCCGGGCATTGAGCCCAACAGCCTCATGCACCTCGAGGGCCAGCGGTTTCTCGTGGCGGTGATCGACCGTCGTATCCAAGCAGGAACGGAGAAGAAGAAATGAAATACGCTCCCGGCATGAAATACTACATGGCTCCCGAAGACGGCGACGGCGATGGCACCCCGCCCGACAACAGCGGGGGTGACGGCGACGGCGAAGACGGCGATCTCATTCTCGGCAAGTTCAAGGATCAGGACGCCCTGGTCGAAGGCTATTCTCAGCTTGAGGCCAAGATCGGCAAGACCGACGAGCAGCTGCGCACCGACATCGAGGCCGAGTTCACAGCCAAGGCCCGCGAGGGCGTGCCGGAGGCGGCGACCGGCTACGAGGTCAAGCTGCCCGACGGTCTCATTCCCGAGGGCGCCGAGTTCTCGATCGACACCAAGGATCCGGGCTATGTCGCTGCCCAGGAGTGGGCGCACACCAACGGGCTCAATCAGGGTGCCTTCAACGAAATGATGGGCATGTACGTCGCGGCTCAGCTCGGCGGCCTGCCCAACAAGGCCGAGGAGATGGGTAAGCTCGGCGAGAACGCCCAGGCCCGCGTCGACCGCGTTGATATGTGGGCGGGCAAGAACCTCTCGAAAGAAGCCTACGCCACCATCATCGAGCACACCACCGACAGCGCCATGGTCAAGGCCATGGAGGAAGTGATGAAGATCGCCAAGGGTGACGTTGCGCCGCGTGACGGCGGCGAAGACGACACCGGCGACGATCCTCTCAGCCGCGAGGAGCTGGAGAAAATGATGATGGATCCGCGCTACCGCGACCCCAAGAAGCGCGATCCCGAGTTCATCAAGCGCGTGGAGGACGGTTTCAGGGTGCTCTCCAATCCGCCGAAAGCCGCCTAAAGTATCTTGTGCGTTTTAATCGGGCCGTTGATCGGTTTTCCTGTGGCGACTGCCGGCCACGGAGAACGGTCAGCGGCCCCTTTTACGGGATAACCGCCCCGACCCTATCGGTGACAACCGGATGCTGAGATGCAAACCGGAAACCAATAGGAGGGCATTATGTCCCAACCGGATATTGACGACGCTTTCGTCAAGCAGTTCGAGAGCGAAGCCCATATGGAGTACCGCCAGATGGGCTCCAAGTTCCGCAACACCATCCGCACCAAGACCGGCATCACGGGCGAGAGCACCACGTTTCAGGTGATCGGCTCGGTCTCTGCCGGTGCCAAGTCCCGTGAGGGCAACATCCCCATCAGCCACCAGTCCCACGCGCCGGTCGAGTGCACGCTCGCCGACCGCTACGCGGGCGTCTACATCGACAAGCTGGACGAGCTGAAGGTGCAGCACGATGAGCGCCAGGTCTCGGCCCGCTCCATCGCTTCGGCCATGGGCATCGACACCGACAGCATCATCACCACGGCGCTCGACGCCACGGCCAACCCCAACAACGTTGGCTCTGCCGCAACGTGGTCGGCGGTTGCCTCGCCCATCGCCATCATGGAGGCCATGGGCAAGTCCTCGATCCCGTTCGACGGTCAGCTTTACTTCGCCGTCTGCTGGGAAGCCTGGGGCGATCTCCTCGACATGGACGAGTTCTCGAACGCCGATTATATCGGCGCCGACAACATCTGGTACGAGGGCGTCGTCGCCAAGGATTGGCTCGGCTTCAAGTGGTTCCCCCACGAGAACCTGCCGCAGGACGGTTCGAGCGACACCAAGATGTTCGCTTACCACCGCACGGCGGCCGGCCACGCCATCGGCCAGGACTTCAATCTGGATCTCGACTGGATCCCCGAGAAGAAGTCCACCCTCGCCGCAGCCGATATGTCGCACGGTTCCGTCATCATCGACGACACCGGCGTCATCGAAGTGCTGTACGACACCTAAGCCATAGGAGGCAAAATTGGCTTTTGACAAGCAATACCTCAGCCTGCTGGCCCACGGTGGCGGCTTCAACCTGTGGCACTACCGCACGTTGGACGCCCCCGCGGTTGTCGACAGCGCCGGTTACTTCACCGGCGACGCTGTCAACATGCTGGGCGTCGGCGACCTGATTATCGTTCAGGACGTGGACGACATCGCCAATCCGGGGACCGTCAACACGAGCGGTTTCCATCTGGTCCTGTCGAACGACGGCACGACCGTGGATGTCTCCGACACCACGGCCATCGCTGTCACCGACACCGACTAGTCCCGTTCCTGCCGGGACACGTCGAGGGGCGGGGGATACGGGGAGCCGTTCCCCTTCCCCCTCGACACCCTGACGGATGAGCATCGCCACCACAGACGTTCAGGTTGCCTCGAAAGCCCTCGTGCTTATCGGGGCAAATCCAATTACGGGCTTTACCGACGGTTCGACCGAGGCGACCGTCGCCGATGCGATCTATCACGAACACGTCGAAGGCCTGATTACCGGTTATCCCTGGCGCTTCACCATGCAGCAGGAGGCGATGAACCTGTTGGCTTCCGCGCCGGATACGCTGTGGGACGCGGCCTACCAGCAGCCCAGCGACTGCCTCAACCTCGAGCGCGTTACCGTCAACGACATCGACATCGACTATGCCGTCTACGGCGATCAGGTCTATTGCAATGCCGCGAGCGGCGACACCGTTGTCGCCGATTATCAGGCCCGCGTCGACGAGGCGGCTTGGCCCGCCTGGTTCCGCATCGCCACCGAGTTCGAGCTCGCCTCTGTCTTCGGCGGCTCCGTCGCGGGCAAGGCGGATCTCGCCAAAGTGTGGGGTGAGCGGGCCGACACCAAGATGCGCCTGGCGCGTCAACGCGACGCCCAGCAGCAAACCTCCAAGAAGTTCGACAGCAACCGATTTATCGCCGCCCGGAGGTAACATGGCGCGCCTTCGGAAGACGCAGACCAATCTCTCGGCCGGTCAGCTCGACGCCCGTATGATGGCGCGCGAGGATCTGGCCATGTACGAGAATGGCGCGGCGGCTCTGCCCAACAACGTGCCGCTGGTGCAGGGCGGCCAGGCCCGCCGGCCCGCCACGCTTTACGGCGCGACCCTGCAGGGCACCGGGCGGCTCGAGAAATTCCAGTTCAACACCACGCAGCTCTATCAGCTGTTCTTTTCCAACGCCCGGCTCGACATCTACGACGAGGACATGGCGCTGGTGGAGAGCCATACCTCGATGGCCTGGGCCACCGCCGATCTGTGGGAGATGCGGATCTCCATCAAGGGCGACACCATCATCGTTGCGCATGAAGATTTCATGCAGAAGCGGATCCTCCGCACCAGTGCAACCACCTTTACCGTTGCCGATTTTCCGTTCGAGGCCCACTCCTCGGGCTGGCCCAAGTACGTCCCCTTCTACAAGTTCGCCGATACCACCGTCACCCTGACGCCTTCGGCCACCACCGGCTCGATCACGCTCACCACCTCGGCGGCGCACTGGACCTCCGATCATGTCGGTTCGATCGTCCGGTACACCGGCCTGCAGTGCGAGGTGACGGGTTACACCGACAGCACGAACGTGACGGCCACGGTGCGCGAGACCCTGGGCGGCACCGCCGCCTCCGACGATTGGGACGAGGATGTCTTTTCGGCGGCCAATGGCTATGCCCGGTCGGTCCAGTTCCACGGCGGGCGCACATGGTTCGGCGGCAGCCGCGACCTGCCGAGCTATATGTTCGGCTCCAACAAGTGGGCCTTCTTCAAGTTCGACGTCAATGTCGCCGGCGACGCCGACAGCATCCAGGCTCCCTTGGGCGCCGATAGCGTCAACGAGATCAAGCACCTCCATTCCTCGACGCACCTGCTTGTCCTCACCGACCAGGGCGTTCATTACGTCTCGGAGAGCTCGTCAACGCCGATCACGCCCTCGAACTTCAAGACGACGCAGCAGGTCGAATACGGGGCCAACAACGTCGTGCCGTGGGATTTCGACAAGGCCACGGTCTACGTGCAGGACACCTCGAAGACCGTCCGCGAGCTGATCTGGCAGGACGTTCACAACATCTATTCCGGCGACGCGCTGTCGCTGGCGGCCGACGATCTGGTCTCCGGGGTGCAGGACCTGGCCGTTCTTCACGGTACGGAGACGACGCCAGAGCAGCTGGCCTTCTTCGTCAATTCCGACGGCTCGATGGCCGTCTACCATTCCGTCCGCAAGGAGAAGATCGCGGCCTGGGTGCCGTGGTCGTGCGACGGCACGGACAAGTTCATCTCTGTGTGCGAGCTCAACAACGAAATCTTCGTGGTGGTCGAGCGCACCGTCAATTCCGCCACGGTCTACTACCTCGAGAAATTCGACTGGACCAAGACGGTCGACTGCCATGCCGACGGCTCGCTGGTCTCGGGCAAGACCTGGGGCGGCTTTACCCACCTCGAGGCCGAGACCGTTTCGGTCATGTCGGGCGACAGCTACCTTGGCGATTTCGTGGTCGACGGTTCGGGCGAGATTACCATCCTCGATGACGTCGCCGATCTCTATGCCGGGCTCAACTACACCCGCACCATCACCACCATGCCGGTGTCCGGTGCGTTGGCCGATGGTCCGATCTCTGGTGAATTGAAGCGCATCGGCCGTGTCGTGCTCTACGTCTACGAGGCCCTGGACTTCCAGATCAGCGGCAACGACTTCATCGTCCGCGAGGTCAACGAGGATCTGAGCAACGATCCGACGCCGGCGACGGGGCGATACGAGTTCTACCTGTTGGGCTATTCGCGCGAGGGACAGATCACGATCACGCAGGCCGATCCCCTCAAGTTCTCGCTTTTGGGGATCTGGATGGAGATACTGGTATGAGTTGGCAAATCGCCCTGATCGCGGCCTCTACTGCCGTCACCACCTATAGCCAGTACCAGCAGGGCCAGATGAACGCCGAGCTGGCGCAGCAGGAGGCGGCCGCCCGGGCGCAGTCCTCCGAGTTCGAGGCCATCCAGCACCGCGAGAACGCCGAGCTGATCCGCCTGCAGACCGAGCAGGAGGAGGAGCAGCGCCGCCGTGAGTTCGCATTGCTCGAGCAGGAGAACATTTCCAACGTCTCCTATGACCCCTATGCGAGCCCGTCGTTCCTGGCGTCGATGAAATACAACAGGAAGATCCACGCCCAGGACCTCACCAATCTCAAGTTGATGGGCGCCGCGCAGCAGCGCCGCGCGCTTTTGGGCGAGCAGGCGGCGCTCTCGGATGCGCAGAACGCGATCTCGCTGGGCTCGACACAGGCCAGCATGTACCGCCGCACGGGTTTCCTGACGGCTTCAAGTTCACTCCTGAAAGGTAGCCTCCTGGGCTACAGGGCGAGGGAGGCCTAGATGCCGCTCAAGCGTACCGTGCCCACCACTCAGCTCGGCCCGATTGGCGTTGTCGCCGGTCCCTCCACGCTGGCCCAGCCGCGCACCAACATCGGCAACGAGATCGCCGCCGTCCTCGATCCCGTGGTCGGCTTTGCCGCCGACAGCGCACAGGAAAAGCGCGAAGACGAGGCCGCGGTTGACGCTGCCAAGGTCCGGTTTATCCGCAACGATGTGACCGGCCAGCTGCAGATGCCGTCCGATATGCCGGATCCCCTGACCAACTACGGGGCGCAGTACCGGAAAATTCTCGAGGCGCGTTACGTCAACGAGCTGCAGATGGATGTCGGGAAGGCCATGGCCGACTTCGCCAGTAACCCGGACCTGAACGCCAATCCCACATTGTTCCGCCAGAAGGCAACCGAAAAGCTGCAGGCCGTGGCGGATGTGGTGGATCCGCGCGCCGTGCCGGCATTGATGGAGTTCGGCGGCAATCAGATCCGGCAATACTATGGTCAACTCACCGCCAAGAAGGCGGCGACCGACAAGGCGGACGCCCTGGTTGGCCACAATTCCCTGCTGAATGGCCACGCTTCCGATGTTTTGCGCATTGTCGAGGCCGGGGCGCCGGATGGCTCGCCCGAGCTTAAATCCGCCCGCAAGCTGCTCAAGACGCAGATCGAACAGGGTGTTGGTCTTCACTACGGCAAGCAGCAAGCCGACGAGATGAAGCGCCAGATCAACGTGCGGATCGGCACGACGCGCATTGTGACGAATTTCAACAAGGCTGGACGCGACAAGCGGCCCGCTTTCCTGCAGTCCATATCCAACGGCACCTTTCCGGCCAGTAAGGCATTGCGTGAGAGCGAACGGATGTCGCTGGTCCGAACCCTGCAGGCCGCTGAACCGATCATCGCGCAGACCGAGGCCGTCGAAACCCGGCTGTTTGTGCGGGCGCTTAACAAAATTGCCATTGACGCCATGGAGCCGAACCTGACGCCGGAAGGCCAGAAGTTCCTTGACGATAACCGGCACGGCATTGACCTGGCCTCCGGCACCTTTCTCAGCCTGCTGCGCTCGCTCGACGCTTCGCAGCGTGCCTCCAACGACATCGACACCCGCGACGATGCGGCGGAACTGTTGCGCAATGTTATCCTGGCTCAGATCAGGGCGACCGGAGAGGAAGTGCCCGAGACCGGCGACCTGCCTGCCTGGCGCGTCAATGTCGTTCTCTCCCGCACCCTCTCGGCCATCTACCGTGATCAGGCCGAAGTGTTGCGGGTCCAAGCCAAGAAGGAGAGCGACGAGCTCAAGGACGCGAACAAGGCGGCGATGGATAAGATCTATTCAGATCTCTACGAAACGCTCAAGCATGAGGCCGGGTCGGCTGCACAGGACGCACTCGACGCTGCCGACGCCATCGAGAACAAGGCGGAGGGTGCGCGTATCCTGCGCCTCCGCTTGACCGAACACCGGCGCGCTCAGGAGAAGGGCTATACCGACGGCCAGCGCACGGCCAACGAGACGGCGGCGCTGCTCCGGCTGGACGATCTCAAGGCTCTGATCGGTGACGAGATGGGCGAGATCGGGGCCGCGTCGATTGATAAGATCGCCAGCTTGCCGGCGCAACAGGCCGTGGGCTACCTCACCTTTACGCTTGCCCAGCATCGTTTGGGTAAACGCAAGGAGCTGAACGCGGACGAGCGCCAGCAGATTATCAATTCCGCGCAGGCGCAGTCCGACATCCTGGTGCGGATGCTCCAGCAGATCGGCGGCACCGAGGCCGATGAGGCGATCAAGGACGCCAAGGCAATCGGGGATCCGCGCTATGGCAACGGCATCCTCATGCGCGCCCTGATGGCCGACAAGCAGAGCCGTGCCGAAGTGGACCGGGAGGACGCGAAGGACCGCCTGACGACTGCCGAGAAGAAGGCGGCGGCCGAGCGCGCCGAGGCCGACACCATTGCCCAGGGCCGGATCGAGAACATGAAGCGCATCATGGTGTCCTTCAAGGATGGCGATGCACTGGTCAAGGCCGTTCACGAAGACATCAACGCCCTCGAGGACGGCGATCAAGACTACCGCCCCACGAGCGTTCTCAGCTATTGGAATGACAGGTTTCAGGAGGCCCGGAGAAAGGAAAGCGAGTTCCAGAAACAGTTGGCCGCGGAGGCGCCGATCAAGGCCGCCCTGGCCGGTGGCTTCGGCGCGATCCTGCCGAAGAAAAGCGCCACGGTAATCGAGCAGCTGGCGGCAAAGGAAGAAGGCCGTCCCATCGTTTGGGCCAAGGAGACGGACAAGCTGGTCAAGTGGACGAAGACGGGCCGCCTGCCTGCTGGTGCGGAAAAGGTGATGACCGCGGCCATCTTCGACCGCTCTGAAAATCAGGGTGTCAGTCTGGCCATGGGGCTTGGCATGTACCGCGAACTGAACAAGGCCGGCGTCGGCGACATCGCGCGGATCTCTCTTAATACCGAAGTTACGGCGATCTACAAGGCGCTCAACAAGATGGTGACGGGGACGGAGATTGACGAGACCACCGTTGGTTACGTCAACGCCTTGATGTCAGACGCGCCGACACCGCGCAAGGCCAACCTCGAGGCCATGGGCGACAACCACATCGAACAGAAGAAGGCGCTCGATACGCTGGTAACGAATGCCATTGACGATGTGGTCGGTACCAAGGCCGCCGCCGAGGGCGGCCGGACCTTCCTCAGCTATCTGTGGTTCGGGCTCTCCGAGAAGATCACCGGCTCGCCCGTCAGCTACGACAACATGCCGCCGGAAATGCGCAACATGATGAAGGAGCGGTTTCTGCAGACCCGCCACAAGTTCGCCGTCCGGGGGCTGGATCCCGAGGACGCGAACGCGGCGGCGATGGAGGACGTTCTGGAGCGTATGCTGGCATCCGGCGAGTGGGGCGTCTCCACCATGATGATGTCCGAGCCCGGCGTTGTGACGACCGGATCGGGCCGTTTGGCCCATTTGCCCATTGAAAGTGCGTTCCGCGTACCGGGCCGCCCAATCCTGACCATGCAGAACGAATTGAACAAGATCGTGCGCGCCCGTGTCAGCACGGACTATCCCGGCATGGACGCCGGCGAGCTCGTGGTCGGAGAGACCGTGCGTTTTCTGCCGCGTGGCTCCAACCCTGTCAGCGGTAAGCCGATCTACGCGGTGATGGCGCGCGACAAGGCCGACAACTGGGTACAGCTCTATGAGGAGGGCGGCGTCGGCGGCCCGATGGAGTTGGATCTGACCGACCGCTGGAATGACTGGATGGCCGAGAGCGACCGTTCAGCCGAGAAACTGAAAGAGGCTCAAGCCAAGGTATTGAAGCAGCGCCGTGACGACCTGGAGGCGGCCGATCTCGAGGCTAAGGCCGCCGGCGCAAAGCTGCGTAAAACCTTGGCGACGACCGGCGGCACCGGGATTAAACGCTGATGGTCGACGTCTTCCAGCAAGCGCTTGAGGCGCAGAACCGGCTCCGCCATTCACGGCTGGGCGGCGGCTATGACGGGGCAACACCTTGGCAGGAGAACTTTGCCGATGCCTGGATGCTCGACACGCTGCCCGGGCAGGCTATTCAGTCGATCGACACCCACATGCGGGGCAATTTTCACCAGAACTATGACCCCGATTACTCCGCTCTGAGGGACGATGACCTGGGCGGTTACATGGATTATCTCGAGGAGTTCGTCGGCTCGGGCTCGCCCGGCGAGACGGCTTACCTCAAGGAGATGATCGACATCAACCGTAAGCGCCGCGAGGATCTGGACCGGGGCGGCGCGGGGTGGTCACGTTTCTTCGCCAACCTAGCCAATCCCGTCAATCTCGTGCCGATCCCCATTGCCGGCGGCATCGGGTTTGTCCGGGGTATCAAGGCCGGCGTGGCGGTAGGCGGCACCGCCATCGCCGCCGAGGAGCTGGTCAGGGCGGGGATCGACCCGACGTCGACCGAGTTGGAGAGCGGCCTTGCCATCGGCACCGGCGCGATCCTGGGCGGCGTGATCGGTGGCGCGGCTGGCACCATCGGCGCGCGGAGCATGGCCAGGTGGTCGGGCGACGTTGATACCTTTTGGCGGGCCAATGAGGCGAGCAACCGGTTGAATGATGCCGACCCGGAAATTACGGCGGGGATCCGCCCGATGAACGATCCGGTGGTCGAGAGCGTGAAGGACGGCGAGCAGCCGGTCGAGATCGTGCTGGAGACCACGGAGACGGGCCATGCCACGGGCAATTCCACCGTCCGGGTGGACGAGCAGAAGGTCGAGGCGGCCTATGAAGCGGCACGCGAAGGCACGCCGTCCGAGGTGATCTATCACGGCACGCGCATCAAACCCGGCGAGTGGTCCACCTTTATCGACGAGCAGGGCAA